TGGACTGCAGGAGTGCATGGGCACCAAAACATCTATCTCATAGGATATGACTTCAGGGAGTATGGCAAGGGAGAGCTAAACAACATTTACCAAGACACCGACAATTATGGCGAACGTAATGATGATAAAATATTTGATGGATGGTTAAAGCAGTTTCGCGATATGTTGAAGATGAGACCTTATGTGAACTACACTGTAGTGCATGATAATCCACCGGAATATTTGAACTATCTACAGACAGGCACAGATCTAGGTAACAGTCGAATCATGAGTTACAAAGAGTTTGAAGAAACTGTGTTAGCCAGTTCTTGATAGAGTCAGTCCAGCACTTTTAAACTTATTTTTAAAAGAATAAAAGTTTGCATTGTGATTCGAATAAGGATCTTTAAGCACGGTCATCTGATATAGATGTACCATCTCATGAGCCAAAGTTTCTACGAAGTCCCGGAATGTTGGATACTTGGTATGTATCTCTATCGCAAAACTAACATCAGTCTTGTCATATGGTATCACACTTTGATCGTATGTACCTTTCTTGCATTTCCTATTATCCCAATTGGCCCAACATCTGCCCCAGTCATTGGTCATCCTTACCAAATACATCGGAACGGCAGGCAACTGATTACCAAACAATCCCTTGTTGAGATGCTTGAACCAGGTTACAACTATTGAGTGTGTGGGTCTGAAGTTTCTTGTGTTCTTTCGCATAGTCAGAGTATTTTCCAACCTGATCTTCAATTGTTTCCTGACTGTGACAGTCTTCTTACTGGTTTTTTTCATGGTTGACTATATTACCAAGTATGCTATAATATACTAATAATTATCAATATTACCAGGTTTAAAAATGCACACAGATTTGCCAAAAACAATTAACGAAGCACTTAAAATACTAGCATATAATGATTATTTCTGGGCGAATCCTTCAATGATAGGAAATACAGCCGTAATCAAGCCACACCCGAAAGACTACGAAACTGTGAGATCGCTGGCAGAGTCACAATACGCCTGGACAGAGAAACAGGCCAGACTGGCATTGGTGATATTGAAAAGATACCTAACCAAGTTCCAGGCCCATGGCATGGACATCAAGAAGTTATTAGACAATCCAGAATATGAAGACGACTTCCGTGTGATCAGTTTTGACAAGGTCATCGAGAAGTACACGGACGATGACAACGTTGACAGGATCGAGATGAGATTCCCGTACCATAAGAAAGTGATACAACTGATACGTTGCATGAAAGACAAACGTGACTTGCCTGGAATGTATGCCTTGTACGACGGTGAGAAGAAGAAGTGGAACTTCCAACACAGTGACGTCACTGCCTACTACCTGACCTTGATAGCAGTGAGATATGATTTCAAATTCACGGACGACAGTCTACTCAACGACTATGAAGAGATCAAAAAACAAGTAATTGGACATCGTAGGCCCACAGCACGATTGGTCGCTGGGGAGGTGGTATTAGATAATGCACCAGAATCTTTACAAGAATATTGGAATGAAAATCTCAAGGACAAGCCAGCGTTGACACAAGTGGACTCGTTAAAGAATTTTGACATATCGACAAACGGAATAGATATTCCAGCAGATACCATGATAGGCCACAAGATAGCACACAATAATTACCACAAGTTATGGATCGACTCCAAAGGCTTCTCCAAGAACGATGTTGTAAAAGGTCTTGTTGAATTGAACTGTTTCCCATTGATCATGCCAGTGAGTGGTGACATACACATGGAGGATGACGTCAAAGATTTCTGGGAATGGATGAATGCATTCAAGGCACACGGTGTTGACCTGTTGAATGAATGCAGTTGGGGATTTGATGTGAAAGAACCCATATTCAAGAAGGACCTAGAACGTTTCAACAGCGAAAGGACATATCTGTTGGACAATCAAAAATCAAAAGAATTCTTTGAGAACCTTTACGAGTTGCATCAAATGAGTAAACAGTTCAAATTGATCAACGATCAAACAAAAATTATCTTTGTCAGGAATAGAATACCAAGGGCATTAATTAAAAGCAAAGTTAAGCCAAAAGCATCACTGGTTGGAATAGGCGGTGGTTATTATGCCACGGGCACGGACAACTTGAAAAGAATGCTTGAAAATCTTCCAAAAAAGTTGTATTATAGTGATCACCAACCGAGTAGTTGGGATTGGCATGATCACATAATAGTGAAACTTTAAAATGAGCAGTTGTAAACTAGTAATAAAAGATGAAGTGAACGTGAAGTTCGAGAACCTAAGCCTCGAATGGCGTAAGAGGCTCTCCAATAAATTCAAATACGAAATACCATATGCAAGACATCTACCAGCAGTGAAGTTGGGCAGGTGGGACGGCAAGGTGTCATTTTTTGGGTTAGGTGGTACCACATATCTAAATCTAGTTGACCAAATACTTCCCATACTGGACGAGGGCGGAGTTTACATAGATGTTGAGGATAAAAGGGAGCAACACAACTTTGAATTCAAACAAGTAGACAAAAATTACCTATCACACATAACCTGGCCGGAGAATCATCCAGCGGCGGGACAGCCAATCGAATTGAGAGATTATCAAGTGGAAACAATCAACAAGTTCATCGAGCATCCACAAAGCATACAAGAGATAGCCACCGGTGCGGGTAAGACCATAATCACAGCGGCCTTGTGCCAACTAGTCGAACCGTATGGAAGGACACTGACCATCGTACCAAACAAGAGTCTTGTCACACAGACCGAAGAAGATTTCCTTGCTTGTAACCTAGATGTGGGCGTGTACTACGGTGACAGGAAGGAACTGGGCAGGTTCAACACAATAGCAACATGGCAATCATTAAATGTATTGGAGAAGAAAAGCAAGGACGAACACACCACAGATTTCCTAGAGGCAATACAAGGAATCAACACAGTGATAATTGACGAGGTGCACATGGCCAAAGCAGATGTGCTGAAGAGATTACTGACAGGACCATTCGCACACTGTGGCATACGTTGGGGTCTCACCGGAACTGTACCAAAAGCAGATTATGAATTTATGGGATTGAAATGTAGCATAGGTGATGTGTCAAACAGGATACAGGCCAGTGAACTGCAAGACAAAGGTGTACTAGCGAACTGTCACGTGAATGTATTACAGACACAAGATCATCCACAGTTCAAAACGTACGGAGAAGAATTAAAGTGGCTGACCACAGACAAGACCAGGATGAAATGGGTTGCCAACACAATCAAAGACATATCAAGTTCGGGCAATACACTGATACTTGTGGACCGGATATCTGCAGGGGAGATCTTAGAAGAACAGATCGATGACGCAGTGTTCGTGTCTGGGTCAACTAAAAACACAGACAGGAAGGAACAATATGATGAAATATCTACTGCAACAAATAAAGTTATTATCGCCACATATGGAGTGGCCGCTGTTGGTATTAATATTCCTAGGATTTTTAATCTTGTTCTCATAGAGCCAGGCAAATCATTTGTCAGGGTCATACAGAGCATAGGACGTGGGATTAGGAAAGCAGAAGACAAGGACAGTGTACAGATATGGGACATTACCAGTTCTTGCAAGTTTGCGAAAAGACACTTAGGAGCAAGGAAAAAGTTTTACAAAGAGGCCAATTACCCGTATAATATAGAAAAGATAAATTATGAAAATCCTTACACTGGATAACAGAACATACAAGTTAGAGAAGATACCGGAATGGGTTGATGAGAAGTTACGATTCGCAGTACTGGACAATTCAGATCCTGCTAACCCTGATTTCTTCTACATACCCCTTATCTTTTTGGAGAGCTTTAACGCACCGGCCGCCGTACTGGAGATCGGGCCACACAAGATAAAGATGCCGCTGGATTGGAAGATGTTGATAGGCGAAGCAGGCCAATCTGAGATGCACGTTTTACCAATCACAAGTCTCAACGACAGGGGGTTTGATGCTTTCACCTTCAATCCGTTGTCAAGTCCCAAACCAGACTTTTATCCAATAGATGTTGTAGACATATACACAGAAGTGAAATGGTATTTCCCAAAGATCAAATCAGGACAGATGTTGGCTGTGCCTTTGAGTAATGGTCCTAAACCCATGTGCGCCTACTTCGTCAAAGACATATCAAGGCAGTGTGAACAGGTGGACTATGGCTCCGTCTGGTAGGAAATCAATAACGATAGACGCACCAATCCTGATAACCAGTAACAAGATTGCTGTGTGGATGGACGAAGACTGGATGCACAATTTCTTTGACTTCATGCGGAAACACAAATTCCAATTTTCAGGTTTACAACACAAGAACAAGAAACTAAAATTAACATTTGCAACAGCGAAAGATTGTACGATGTTTGCACTAAAATATGCCAGCAGAAAAAAATAGAAAATTCTTTGATCTAAGGAACGGACTGAAAGCGGTAGACTTCAGGAACAAGGACTACTTTGACAGGATTGATGACAAGGAGAAATCCTTATACTCGCCATACATGTTGATGAGATACGTTTCCAACGTGTCATCCAAGGATCCGTTCTACGTAGAACACTACGTGGAGATGGTGAACGAATGTGTGAACAAACACTGCTTCACACTGGGCAAACACAAGAAACTGTTATGGATACTGACCGCCATGTGTGGTGCAGAGACACAGCAGTTCCATCCATGGTTGAAACCCATGAAACGTGTGGCCAACAAGAGTCTTAAGAAACTGCAGGCCATATATCCGACCTGGAAGGAAGCGGACCTAGAGACGTTGGACAAAGTGATAACAGACAGAGAACTAGAGGAATTGATAGAAGCACATGGCATCGACAAATAAATGCACATACTGTGGCAAGGAGTTTGCCAAGGAACGTACACTACAGGTACACTTGTGTGAGCCCAAGAGGAGATACCTGCAACGCGATGAGAAGTGGGTGGTGAATGCATTCATGGTGTTCCAGAGATTCTATCAGATACACCAACACAATTCAAAGACAAAAACATACGACGACTTCGTCAAGAGTTCGTACTACAACGCTTTCGTCAAGTTTGGAAGATTCATCATGCACATCAACCCGTTGTATCCTGACAAGTACATAGACTATGTGTTACAGTCAAAAGTCAAACTGGACCACTGGGCCAGGGATGACCTCTATGAGATGTATTTGATCGAGGCCCTAAAGTCAGAGCCTGTTGAGGCCGCACTACAGAGAAGCATCGCAACCATGATGGACTGGGCCACGGAACAGAACGCACAGTGGTCGGATTACTTCAGACTTGTAAACAAGAACAGAGCAGTGCAACACATACAGCAAGGCAAGATAAGTCCTTGGCTGTTGTTAGGTTGCAACGCAGGCAAAAGGATGTTAAAATCGTTTAACGACGAACAATTACAAATGATAGAAAGATTTATAAACACAAGTTTCTGGCCTAGCAAGTTGAAGAGCTATCCTGCTGATCACATGCTGGTACAGGACACAGCAAGGGAGGCCAAGATTGTCTAAGATAGATTTAGAAGTTTCTGATAACTTGGAGTTTGATGACGGAGACTGTGCTGTGATAATCAAAGAAGACGGATCCGTGGGAAGAGTTATAATGCCAAAAGTTAACAAGGACTTATTAAAAACAGAAGGATATAGAAAACTTCTCGATGTATTAGAAATACTGCAACCAGGATCACGTGACAAGATGATCCAACATGCAGAGAAAGGCAAAGGGAGCGTACACTAATGCCTGAACCAGTTGACGTAAGTAAAAAACATTTTTACATAAGCATGGTCAAAAGCATTGTTCGTATTGCCGGATGTGCCGCAGTGCTATTTGGCGGAGGAATTATTTGGCTTGCTGGTGGATTATTAGTTGCAGAACTTTTAGGAATTGCTGAGGAATTATAATGCCTGATGTTGATATAGATTTCTTTGACAGAGACAACACATTGAAGTTGTTCAAACACACTCCTGCTTCAATGATCAAAGAAGGTAAGTCCGAGAAACACAAGACGGGAGTTTACTTCCATGCCATACCGGAACATCCGGTCACAGGACACGCAAGTCTCGATTACAAAAACGCAGAGGACAGGGGGTACTTCAAGATAGATTGCTTGAATGTGAACATCTATAAGAATGTAAAATCAGAACAAGAACTTGTGGAACTGATGATACAGGAACCAGATTGGGACATGCTCAAAGATCCAAAGATAGTGGAGAACCTTTTTCACCTGAATAGCCATTACAACATAGTGTCCAAACTGGAGCCAAAGAACATAGAACAACTTGCGGCTGTGTTGGCCATTATACGTCCTGCTAAACGTCAGTTGATGTACAAGGACTGGGCTGACATAATGAAGGAAGTGTGGGTGAAACCCACAGACGGCAGTTACTTCTTTAAGAAATCACATGCTGTGGCATATGCACAGGCCATAGTGGTACAGATGAATTTGATCACAAAAGATAAATATAACTTTAGTGTACAACAAGACAAATAAAAAACTCACTAAAAAATCCAAACCCACCGTAGTAGACCTATCCAATGACGGACCGTTCTCGGTCGTGTCGTTGTCTAAATTCCTCACAGACTACCGAAATACCAAAGCCAAAAAAACGTGGAAGGTACTAAACAAACAGGATCAACTAGATGCTCGTTGGATAAAACAGGAACTGCCCTATTGGCAAGAGCTCTGGAGAGAACATGGTATCAGAATCAGATGGGATCGCAGACAGCGATCTTTTTTTTTAAGTGCTATTAAGTAGGTCTTCGAACTAATTGGATGGTTCTTCTTTTCAGCCGTTTCTTTGAAATTTCAGAAAGTTTTACTGTGGGACCATGTACAATCTCTACGTCTTTGGAATTCAATGTTACCAATGTTGATCTAAAGTAACGAAATTCTCCCTTGAGAAATATGTTGATTGGTAACTTACGATTTGATTCGTGCCACCAAGTCTCCCCACATTTCAAGTACTTCATCTTGTCCTGCGGCATCATCAGTCTGCCGTAATCGTAGAAACTGATCACGTTTGCATCCTCGTTCTGCACTATGCCCACATACTCCAAGTCGCCCTTTCTGATCAGGCTCAGGAACGGGAACTTGTCCCTCAGAGTGTTAAAAATTTCGTTCATTCTATATCTATAAATACTGTTAAATATGTATTATGCAAACAGTACAAAGGTATTTAATAAATCAGTTGGTAATAGCCTACATAAGTGGTTATCATGGAAGGAACTCAAAAGTGTACGATAGACGACTAACACTGCACAGAGGGGTATCGAACCCGATCACATTCACGTTCAAGAACGAGGATCAGAAGGCACAGGACATCACTTCCAAGACCTACGAGTTCAATATGATCGATTCTGAGAGCAAGAAAGCAGTTCTTACAAAGACACTGAGCATATTAGATGACGGATCTACTGTAAGCACAAAAGGTGATGCAAGTTGCACGATCACAGAGGGAGACCTATTACCGCTGGATGCCAAGTTCTATAACTTCTCTGTACGTGAAGTCAAATCAGACGGTAGCAGAGAGATCACTTATTCAGACACAGGATACGCGGCCGCTGGCACAATAGAATTGCTAGACGGTGCATATCCAGAATTTGTTGCAAGTACTAGTGTATCAAGTTTCACAGCAGTGGGCGGACCACTGGCACACACATCAGGATCAATAGATTCCAGACCAGGCATCAACAACAACAAGGCACTGCACACTATCGCAGTGTACACTAAAAACTTCTCAGGTGCATTGAGGGTGCAGGGCACGATGAGTGCTTCACCGAGCAACACCGATTACTTTGATATTACCATGGAAGATGCAGGATCCACTACGAATACTTTCTCAAATTCTACAACAGTATCCAACTTCAACTTCACAGGTGTTTACCATAGTGTGAGATTCAGTTGGGGCAACGACAGTGGTAACACTGGCGTGATTGACAAAATCCTATATAGACAGTAAAATAGTATAGATTATGAATCTTATACAGAATACAATTCTGACTAGTCTNCCTGCGAACAGAAAGAAGACCCCAAGCGGTTGGATCAGTTTCAACGCACCCTGTTGTGTGTACAATGGAGAGACCGCTGACAAGAAGAAGCGTGGCGGACTGATGACAAGTGCGGACGGCACAGTGAGTTACCATTGCTTCAACTGTGGCTTCAAAACAAGTTATGTGATAGGACGTAAACTGACCTATAAGATGAGGCAGTTCATGAGTTACATAGGCATACCCGAGGATACCATACGTAAATTGGCCATAGAAGCCATGCGTGAGGAAGAAGGTGATGTGAAGTATGAGAAGAAGAAATTTGTATCATTCAAAAACAAGACACTGCCCAAGAATGCACACAAACTGGATGTGTGGCTAGAGAAGTATGTAGCAAACGATCTGACAGAACCACAATGGAAGAAGATAGACGGATTATTGAAGTATCTGGAG